TGGTTTTATAAGCTGCACAACAAAATCAGCAATCCGAAAATCGAAGAGAACGTCGGTGATTTCCGGTTAATGAGCCGTGAGGTTGTCGAAAATATTAAACAGATGCCAGAACGTAATCTGTTTATGAAAGGCGTTCTGTCATGGGTGGGCGGCAAGACTGATGTAGTTGAATACGCCCGCGCTGAGCGTGTTGCCGGCGATTCAAAATTCAATGGCTGGAAATTATGGAATCTGGCTCTGGAAGGAATAACTTCTTTCTCAACATTTCCGCTCCGCATATGGACTTACATTGGATTGTTTATTGCAGGTATGTCATTCCTTTACGGTGCATGGATGATTATTGATAAATTAATATTTGGAAATAATGTTCCTGGCTACCCGTCTCTTCTTGTTTCTGTACTTTTTCTGGGTGGCGTTCAATTGATAGGAATAGGTATTCTTGGGGAATATATTGGCAGGATTTACATAGAAACCAAACAGCGGCCTAAATACATATTAAAGCGTAAGGGTTTTAAAAGTGAAATTTAATAGTAATGACAGGATATTTATATCAATCTTTCTTGGATTGGCGATTATATATACATTTCCTTTATTAACACATCAATCATTTTTCGTTGATGACTTGGGTAGGTCTTTATATGGCGGGTTGGGTTGGTCAGGCAATGGTCGCCCACTTTCCGACTTTATTTTCTATATCATTAATTTTGGAATCCCAATTATAGACGCTTCTCCGCTACCTTTAATGCTAGGGATAGTTATTTTAGCATTGGCACTATCCTGCGTCAGGGAAAAGCTGTTTGGAGATGACTACATCACAGCATCTCTTTGTTTTATGATGATTTTGGCAAACCCATTCTTTATAGAAAATCTATCATATAGATATGATTCATTAACAATGTGCATGAGTGTAGCAATATCTATTATCTCATCGTATGTCGCTTATCAATACAAGCCTATAAATATCATAATATCATCCATTTTAACCATTGCATTCCTTAGTCTTTATCAGGCTGCGCTGAATACTTACGCAATATTCTTGTTGGCTTTTATAATTTCAGATGTGGTTAAGAAAAACTCAATTTCAAATATCACAAAAAATACAGCATCTTCTGTCGCTGGTTTAATGGTAGGATATTTTGCCTATTCTTACTTTATTGCAAAAAGGCTTGTAACAGGCCCTTACAATATCGAACATAGTAAGATTATAGAGATAAACTCAAGTTTATTTGAAGGGATAATTTCTAACGTCTTATCATTTTATAGAATGTTTAGCACGATCTTGAATGGCGATAATTACTTAATCTACTACTCGCTATTCTTTGCGCTAATCATTTCTTTGATAGTCATAGTTTTAAAAGCAATCAAAAGAGATGAAAATAAGAAAACAAAGTTATTGCTAGTAGTTTTAATTTTATTAGCATCAATGTTCTTCATCATTGGACCAATGATTTTTCTAAAATCACCAATATACGCACCGAGGGTATTGATTGGTATGGGTGGCTTTATGTTTTTTTGTTGCCTATGCGTATTCTATGCTTTTGAAGATAAACAGTTAATATCAAGAATATATTTTTCTTTTATTCTTTTAATATCAACAATATTTTCTTATGGTGCTTACAATGCCATAAATGCACAGTTTCAGCTTGAGGAAAGCATTGTAAATAGAATATCTCAAGACATAGATTATCTTGGATTTGGAAGAGACAAGAAAAATATAAAATTCATTGGCACAGAACCGTATGCACCAATAAATGAAAACATAGTAATAAAGCATCCTTTAATGAGAGAGTTAATACCACGCATTATTAACAATGATTGGATGTGGTCAGAGGTGTTAATGCAAAGAAATGTGTTTTCCAGAAATTACAGACTATATGACAAAGAGGTTAAACTTGAAAATGGGTGGAAAAAATCTGGTAATAACGTATACGATATTGGTGTTGTAGGGGAAACCATAGTTGTTAGGTTTAATTAGCTATAGAATATTTAACATAAAATAAAAATGGGTGTAAACACCCATTTTTATTACATATCTAAAGTGTTGCCAAGGTTAATCTAACTAATTCTCCATTGGTTTTTTTCACTAAAGCCTTTAAAGAAGTAGAATTATTTTCCCAATATGGCAAAAAACATGAGGAATCCTTTATAAAATCATCTGACGCGATGTCAGGAACAAATGGTATCTCTGCCCCCCTGCAATCTTTGTGGTTAACTTTTAATGATACAGCGTCAGGTGTGCTACCTGAAATAGCAGTAAGTTGAGTATACGCTGAGCCAGAACCGGGCCCCCCGTTAATGTGGGAGTACAATGCTCCGCTATCTAATGTCTTTGATAACTTATGAATCCGCAGTTTAATCGCTGCGCTATCATAGCCGAAACTATTAGCGCGGATATTACCTAACCCTTCTTCTGCCAAATTAGCAACATTAATTCTAGAGGGGTCTACCATCCCGGTTATACCGCTTACGGTAGAGTTAGGGGCGTCTATGGTTAGACCCTGCCCATCGGTTGAGCGGATCCCAATTAAACGTAAACCGTTCACACGGCAAGCCCCAGATATATAAATCTGATTCGCCTGGAAATCCTTAGTATTGGTGTCAATTATGGCTATATTGGTAAATACTGATTCGTGGGTGAGTAGGTACGCGCCAGACCCAGCGCAATCTTCTACGGTAATATTAGACACATACATGCCCTTACCATCCATACCAAAACCTACACCTAACGCCCCGCGAACCAGAAGATTATCAATCAGGTGATTTAGGGGTAACTGATGCAGTGGGTATTGGGTTATAGGGTAGTCCCCTGGCCTGTCCAACTCCGGATTCATGTCAGTGTCAGCACCTAAATCGAATCCGTCCCATACGGGGTAAATAACGACCGAGTCGCGGAATTGCAGATTATAGTTGCGAGAGGTTGTCGAGCCCACAGTACCTTGCCAAGTTTTAACGCCACTCTCCCCAGCGCGATATGAAGTAAACCCAATAACTCCACCATCACGTTCAAAGCCACCATTATTACGTAAAAACTGGGCGCTACTTACTGACCCATAGCTGGTTCGTCCGCCAATGACATAGTTACCCTTCCCCCAATCGCCGCTAAGGTTTTCGAAGGTTATAATGCCATCTTTACCTCCGCTTGGATTATTGGCGTCTACCATCTTGCAGAAGTGACACCCTCTAAACAAAAAACCAGCCATTAGACCGCTAGCCCGATGAACTTCGACCCCTATACATTCTCTAATTTCTAACGTAGACGTTATGTTTTGCCCTTTTGCATTAGGTGGGAGTAACGTTTCTATTCCTGGGAATTTAACGTAATCGCTTACGGTTGGCTGATACCCATCAGTTTTAGATTGTTTTAAAGTGGCAACGACCGCTGCGGCATCCGTTAGCCACTGATTGTCATCCGTCCAAGGCTTGATAACCCATGGTGTTGTAGTGCTTTCCATAAAAACCCCGGCAATGCGGGAACCTTTGCCTAATTTCGTAAAAATAAGATTTCCATCTCCTATAAACTTAGCTTTACATTCTATAGTCAGAACCTTTCCGCCAAAATCAACTGTCTCTCCACCATAAAAATTATAATCTCGATCGATAAGAAGGCCATCAACCGCAGCAGATGCTGCATCCTGCAATGTTGGATAATCTGATAATTTTACTGAATACTTAAATTTTTTATCAGCTTCTATTGAATATTGATCTGGATCGTACTTCAATACGTTAGCAATATAGTCAACCTGAGAACCATTGGCATCATAGATAGCCATGCTATGACCCTGAACGGTGACAATTTTCACCAGTTGGCCGTTGTATACGATTTTACCGGCTGCGTTGATAATTAGCGGCTGAGTAATCTGGACGTGAGAGCCATCCTCATTTTCAATGTATACGGGTATCTGATTGGCAGGATTAACCGGATCGGTATCAATCTGACCAATGTAAATTTTCCCATTAGCAACAGCTTTAAACGAACGGGATTCAGTGAAGATTGGACGAGGGTTAGAAACAACTACGTTTGCAGTGATGTCTGTCATTTAATTTGCTCCAGATGCAAGGAATCGCCGCAGGGTGGTTACGACAAGATATAGTTACATACCTAAATGGTACGATTGTTGATTTGTACAGTAGGTTTTACGATGCCATTCCACCCAACTGGTGAGGCATCAAGGATGTATAGCAAATACGACGAGGCGCAGTTTCACTTGAGGCTTACGCACGAATTACACGCTAAGATTAAGCAGCGAGCGAAGATGAATAACAGGTCCATCAATGCCGAAATTGTGGCAACGATGGAGGAATCGCTATCCAAGCCGTCGCCTGTACGCGGATATCGTGATGAAGAGGAGCGATTAGCCTCCTTAATTTCAGAGCAGGTAAAAGAAGTAGCGGCTGATATTCTGAGGAAAGAAAAAACCCGCAGTTAAGCGGGTTTGATAAACCAAAGTACTAATTAGCGCTTCGGGTTAAAACAGTTTGCGAAGGTCTACGCCGTACGCTGCAAGCCAAGCAGCGCGTGGCCACGACTTAACTGAGCCAAAGCGTGGGTCGTCGACATCATGTGGGGTGAAGTCATTTTCCCGGCACCACTTTCGAAGAGGCTGCCATTTGAATTTCTGCCCCAACTTCTTTTCTACCGGGATAATAGCGGCGTAGTTCTTACCTTCCCCTACCCGTTCAGCTAATTTGTTTTTGGCGCGGACGGCTGCTGATGCGGTAGCCATTGCTGTAGCTTCGCGTTTTTCTGCAATCCACAACTTTAGAGATAGCTTGCTCCCCCTTGCACTGACCTCATGGTATCCTGCACAAAACTAAGGAGAGTTAATCATATGAAAAAATCACTGTTAATTATCCCGCTTCTGCTGGCTGGGTGCGCAAAAGTAAGTGACTATCAGACAAGTTGTGAGCAGCGTTATGCAAGGCTAAGCGATATGGCAAACTGCCTTGATGCAAGCGTTAAAAATGATTCACGTATGGCATCAGCACCTACGCCAAAACTATATGTTCTTGCTGCTAAGATGCTTGGGCAAGGGGTAGACGAAGGAAAGATAAGTGATGCACAGGCAAGGCTTGAACTTCAGAACCTTTATGTGAAGCTGCAAAGCCAGGAACAAGCCCAACAAATAGCGCAAAGCCAAGCATTCCAGCAGGCTTTATTGAATTATCAGGCTGTAAACACAATGCAAGCGATCGAGCAAAAAGCGAGACAGCCTGTTATAACTCAACCCTATCCAACACGCGTTGACACATATACAAACTGCAATTCAGGATTTGGAAACACAGTTACATGCAACAGTAGCAGCAACATTAGATAAAACTATTCATATTCATTCATACCGCTTAACGAGGCGACAATACCAGCTCTCGACAAGCGATTGAATTCATCGCTACCAACTGCATCACGTATTGCTTTTACGGCGGCTTTATTTGCCATAAATCTGCGCTCCGCCGCCGCTAATGCGCCATCACTTGCCCCAACCTTAACTGCCTTTGTTGCCTCTTGAACAGCCTTTTCAATAGCGTAACGACCGCTTCTGGTGGCTGATAGCTTAGATACCGCGCCTCTTGCTACGGCGTCGGCAGCACCGCCAGCAGTCGCCCCGGCAATGGCTCCTAATACCCCACCGCCAGAATAACCACCAATGCTACCGGCTACTCTGAATGCACCAGATAGCGCACTATCCATTACCGGGTGAAGCCCCTGCTCAAGAGAGTTTAATGCGGGAATTGAGCGGCCTGTATGTTCAACATATCTGAGGGGCTTTGTTGCTGCTCGCGCCAGCTCACCATATGCCTCTGCGAGCTTCCCGATCTCCTTTGAATGCTTACTTATTGCAGCAACATTCTGCGGGGTAAGAATTGATGCTATGTGAGAGATTCCTGCAGCTTCTGATTTCCCGCCGCGTACCCCTTGAGACATTGCATCCTGAAGAATAGATGCAATCGCTGGCGCTCTCTCTGCCTCTGGTAGAGACCCAATCATCTGGTTGAATTTTCCAGTTCCACTCTTAGCGGAATTTTGAAGGGCTCTAACCCCGTTTGTAACAAGAGAATCCGTTGCGAGGTCTTTTCCGAGCGCTGTTTCTGCCTGCTTTTGCGCCGCAAATCTGGCTTTTGATAATTCATTGGCGCTGGTCCACTGATCAATGAAGTCACCTTTCTGCGCCATTAATCTCATATCTTCAGTGGCCGCATCGCGCAATTCACCCATGCGGCGAGCCATATTAGCCTCTCCGGATCGGATGTATTTTTGCTCCGCGTCTGCAAGTTTACCGCGCCATGCCTTCATAGCATCGAACGTGATGCCGTCTTTACCAGCCTTATTGTATGCAGCAGCAAATTGCTTCATTTCAGGAGTAAGCGGCATTCCTGCATTAATATCCCCTTGAATGGTCGAATTAGTATTTGACATGCGAGCCTTCGCTTCTGGCATTGTAGAGCGCACATTATCCCATGCGGCCTTCTCAGATGACTTCATGCTGTCAATTCCAGACAGAACCCTCTGTTTGATTGCTCCGCTCTTCTCGGCGGCACTACCGACTTCAGCACCTAAATCGTCTAGTGCTGAGTTGAACTTAGTCTGTATTTCGCTAAATGCTTTGGCGTGAGCATCCTGTGTGACACCTGGTTTTGATGCCAGAATACCTTCTGCCTGTGCAACTCCGCGACTTCCAGACCTCATTCCCGGGGTTAATGCATTGATATCTACTCCAGCAATCTCAGCGGCCTTTGCCACATCGTCAGAAACATTGGCGGCTTGCTGTGCGATAACTTCTCTGCCAGCTCTTGTTTTAGCCAGTTTTGATACGTTAACCAGGCTGTTTCTGGTTCTTCCTATGATGGATGCCATAACGTCAGCAGGGACTTTTCCGGCAACCCTGCGTATGTAATCCTGCTCGTTTGGTGAATACATATTTGTGTTAGCCATCTTTATCTCCTGTCATATCTGAATGTGGATCGCGATATACCAGCCATTCGTTAACGCATTCTGCACAGGCGTAAATTTCATCAGGTGCCAGTTGCTTGTTACATCCTGCGCACATTGCCCTTGCTATGCTCTCTTTCTCATAACTTCGATTGGAGTCAATCATCGCGTTCTCCTCATGCGGTTCCATTTGGACTGCAACAACCCATAGACATAATCGAATGTCTTGACCTAGCTTTCTGTGGGGATGGGTTTCTTGCGGGATTCGGAGCGCTTGGTAGGAGTAAAAATCAGGTTATCTATCGCTATTTGCGTTATACTTTTTCGTTGTCGCCTCATGTCCTTATCCTGATTATAATCTTCACATAACTTTGTCCATTAAGCGTCACCTCGCGATTAGTAGTATGGTGATCGCGTGAGTCCGTAAATGAATGTTCAATTACCCTGAACAAATATTTTTTCTCCTCGTGCTGACAAATCATCGTGTATTTTTTGCCAGTACGGATAAGAATAAATTTTTCTCCAGGTGGGATATCTTTGACTGTTAATCTCATGCCGTTACCTTCATTCTACGTTTCCCATATTTCATCAACACATTACGATCAACTGTATTCATTCTGCATCCACCTGAACGAGGATATGGATGCCAGATAACCAGCATTGATCCCTTGTTATTCCCGTTTACTGGTTTTCCAGTGATGGCATTCAGGAATGATAGTCTTCCGCCAGTAATGAACCTTACCTCATGGGCTGTTTTAATTGCCTCAATGAACCACGATACCGATATGTCAGCGGGAAGAAGCATTACGCATCCAATACCATTATCCTCATTCTCATTCACTGCTTTCTTAACAAAGGGCATTGGCCTACTGTATGGTGGGTTTAACCATACATATCCTGGTATATCAGGCATCACTTCTTTCCATGGAGTAAATAATGTGTTTTGCTGTTCTGTTATATAGAGTCTACAAAGTGCATTTTCTGCATTTGCTGCTGCATCGAGAACGAAGCAAAACTCAGCGTTCAGAGCGTGAAATATCTCTGGTGGAGTTCTCCACAAGTCCTTTATCTCAATTGGAGTGTTTGATTTATCTGTCATGCTGCCTTATCTCCCCATCTCGCTTTCCATTCCAGCGCTAACCGGGCTTCGTCTGACCACTTAACGCCACGCTCTGTACCGAATGCCTGTATAAGCTCTAATAGCTCCGCAAATTCGCTTACACACATCCTGCTGGTTGACTGGCCTATTACCACAAATCCATTCCCGGCAAGGTTAGGAACAACATCCTGCTGCTTTAATGCTGCTGTAAACACACACTTCCAGCTTTCAGCGTCAAGCCATCGTCCATGCCAGTTAACCTGACGTGAGACATCACCAAGGCAAGCCCAAAGCTTCCGATTTTGGTCTAAGCTGCGGTTGCGTTCCTGAATGGTTACTACGATTGGTTTGGTTGGGTCTGGAAGGATTTGCTGTACTGCGTGAATGGCATTTTGCTGATGTGCTGGAGATCGAATTTCAAAGGTTAGTTTTTTCATGTCTTCCCTCTCCCCCAAATAAAAAGGCCTGCGATTACCAGCAGGCCTGTTATTAGCTCAGTGATGTAGATGGTCATTGCTTCATCTCCCTTTCCATTTCATCAATGTCAACGTCATCAGGAAGATGGGAGCAATACGCTGCTATACCATGATGATTTATCTCATACCCTTTGAACGTTACCATCTGGTGCGTAATCTCAACTTCGTTCAGGAATCCGTCATCGCATAACTGCCTGGCTATTTTCGATTTGGTCTGGATTATTGGTAGTACCTGTTCTTTCAAAGCGTATGATATTTGTGCATCCCATGCCTTTTCGAGAATGGCTAATTGTTTTTTATTCATCAGAATCCTCCTTTCTTCTTGGACTGCGGTTCCTCGCGTTCACGGCGGCGCATTTCAGCAGACTGTTGGTCTGTGTCATAAATAGCGCCATTTGCCTGAATGCAATACACCGTGCCGGTATTTCCATGGCGATTTAGACGAAGGATTAGTTCGGTTTCACCAGGCGGAACGCTGTCATCAAAAGCACCTTCACGATGGATACCAACCCAATAATCGCAATCCTGTTCAATCTGCCCTGTATCTCGGGAGTCGCTTGGTAATGGGCGTTTATTGGTTCGGCTTTCCAGTGCTCGGTTAAGCTGCGTCAGAAGCACAACAACGCAATCAAGCTCTTTGGAAAGGTTCTTCAGTCCCTTAGTAATCATGCCGTAAGCAAGGTCGTTACGATCGGCCTTTTCAGCGGTCATTAGTGTCAGGTAATCGACCAGAATCAT